CAACTTTACTCATCTTCCACCCTACGCTAAAATATCCTTGTAAACCTGTGCTCTTCCTGGCATCAATTGCTTCTGATCCACTTCTTTCTTCCTAATCGAAAACATACTCATCATCTTATCCAACGTCTCCTGCCCCACCGTCTTGAAATCTGACTCTTTCTGAAATGTATATACATCCTCAGAACCAGAACCAAAAATATTAAATGAACCAGGTTTAAACCCAGTTTGAGTAATCTTCTCCTTCCTCGCACTAAGCCCCAGCAAATCGCCTCCAGATGCCAAATTAAGGCCCTGAGACAAAAACTTAGCATAATCTATCTCCGACACCCCAGTACGCGCCTGTGCCTGCGCCTGCTGCTGTGGACTGCTGCTCTTACTACTCATCCAATACCCCCAAACTCATCATAACTGCTATTGGCCATCTCTGGTAACTTTTTACCATACTCTCCACCCTCAAACTCACTATCCCGTACATCCAAAGCACTATATCCATAAGCATCACACCCATGAGATGTCCAATTGTGGAACGGTTTGTTCTTATACATCATCAGCTTACTGTCCCATTCCTTCTGGTAATCCTCCAGCGCAGAAATCCCACGCTGACACTTCACCTCATCGAAATAACTCTTCGGCAGAATAACCCTCGTCGCCTGTATCCGATCATCCACCGCCTGCCGCTTCTGAATCTCCACCCTTAACCCTAGTTTACGCAGAAACTCCTGCCGTGTCATCCCCGTACTCAAATCCCTCGCAGCAGCATCGTGAGGAACGACGTGCCTACCATAAGCATAAGGCCTATCCCTCAACTCCTTAACAAAATGCTCTAACCCCTCACCACTCTTCTCATAATAATCAATATAATGCCAGTTGATCCCCACCCGTTGCCTGAACCATATAGCTGTACTGTCTCCTATCCCTAAATCCCAAAACGTATCCACCGGCACGCTTGGATCGTACGGCACCGATCTGATACGTCCGTCGCGCCTTAGTTGCGCCATGATCTTCCCGAAATACACCCCTGGCGCTGCGCTGGCAAAGTTACAAAGCATCTCCTGCTCGAATTCATCCTCTGTCATATCGGCACGCATTTCCTCAAGCTCCGCTTTCGGAATAATACCCGACTCATCTGCCCTCAGAATCTTGGTGAACCAAGACGGGTTCTGCACCGCCTTGTTGTACCTCTCATATAACGCATTCTTGCCCTTAGGAGTCGAAATGAAAATCGCCCACCCCTTACGATCAGAAAGGGCACGCCTAATGATCTCCCCCCAAACTATAGGATCACACTGAGCAAATTCATCCAAAATCGCACCGTCTAGGTAAATACCCCTTAAACTATCAGGATTATCCGACCCTAGAAGTCGATACGATATTTTATCATCCCACGGTGGAGGCCTCTTTACTGTCACCTCTAAATCCTTCTTGTGAACCTCCACCCCTGGCAGATTCTTCGTATATTCCAAGAGATAATCCCACGCAATAATGCTCGCCTGTTTATAAGTCGGTGCTAAATACGCATATTTTGGGTTTTTTAGATTACAACGCAGACCCTGGTCGATCATCTCGTTGATACTAAACACAGTGTTGTGTGTCGGTATAAACCTATCACCTGCTAAATATATTTTATCTTCATTATCTACCGCGATACATTTAACCGGCACCGATTCAACTTCAATAATAGATTCAATATATCTATTTTTGTGATAAACGCTTTGCTTGTAACGTTCGCTTTTATATGGAATTGTGAACACATTAAACAACGGAGCAAATAAGATTAAATGGTAATCAACACCGTTGACGACTTTTATTTTTCTTGAATATTTCAAACCTAAAGACGACATCAACACGCAAACTTGATCCATTAAGTTTTTTCTTTTCTGGACAAACTCACATTTATTGCTGGCAGTATGTGTTATATACCCGTCTGTATCCATCAACCCTGCGAGTAGGGACTTCCTTTGCTCAATACTCCCTTTTAAATAAACATCAGGGATATGTTTATTTTCTAACAAATTATACTCACGAAGAAGTGTCTTAAATCCCCCTTTTAAATAAAACACAGGGGATTTGTCTTCACCTTTTTTTAATGTTAGAGAAAATCCTGCGCCCTCACAGTATTTTTGCAATTTATCCTGTATGTATGGAAAAGATGTCGTAACTTCGGCACCACGGGCAGAACCATCCCCTAACCACACTCCTAAAATGTAAGGGTCTATAAGCAGTTTTTGCTCGGAATATTCCACCGGAGCTGTTACTGGTATGCTGTGGTTACTTTCATTCTGATATTTTTGTGTCTTAAACAACTCCAGCGTTGTTTTAACAGTACCTTTTTTAGGAAATGATGTTCGTTTCCCATTAATAACTTTAGTCGCTGCTCTATTTAATTTTGTATCTGTATACCAAAGATGATTAGCATCCGCGATTATTTCAGCACCGTCATCAAACTTTAGTTTAAAACAACGATTTGTTAGCATTATATCACTCACACCTACTACTTTTGTAGGTTTTCCATCACCACCGAAAACAACGTCGCCTTCTACAATGTCCCTCATGTATTTGAACCCATTTATTGTCCAAATAGGAGTCATTATATCCAACGCTTTGCCGGCCCTTCTGTGCAGTACTAGAACATTGAACCGCTTTAAGGCACCGTGAACCTGGCCTTGCCAGAATTGCGGCTTATATCCCGTGGATATGTGCTTAATTTCCATTATTTTTTCTTAGTTTTTGCTTGCGCTTCTGTCAATTTGATGGTAAGGCTTTCAATAACCTGGTCTTTGACTCTCGATTCGGTGCTAAGTTTCTGGTATGAATCTTGCAATTCAACTAATTCTCTCTTCACTGAGTTATGCAGATCAGCTAATCCGTTCCTTTCATCCACCGCTAGCGCATATTTTCTTTCCAACTTCCAAAGTTTCTCCTGTAATTCAATCACCGGATCAATCCTCTCCGTTGTACTCAATTGCACCCACTCGTTCCTCTCGTTCAGCACCCTTTCCTGTTTCATCTACCACCCCTTGCTCTCTATTTATTCCCGTTGATATTACAAACTGCACCGGTGCCTTATCATCCCCACTATGTATAGTACGGTTACCGTACCTTGTAGGATTAGACACCCCTGCCAGATACTTCAATTTCTCAAATCTCAGCTTCTCCACCGCTACTTCGTCCCTGTTCAAATCAGAAACATCCACCCCTGAAACTATCTCATCATAAAAGCCCTCTGCCTGCATGGCCCTCGCCTCATCCAATTTCTGAGAAATCTCGGGATACACCCTACTCCACCGCATAACTGTGGAGAGCGAAGGAAATCCCTCACGTCTACAAATCTGAGACAGCGTCAGACCATCATTCACCATTATGTCACACATTTTATCCACAATTGCCGGATGATAACTCCTATGCGTGGTATCTCCACCCATTAGCTCCTGTAAAGAGCTAGAACGCCCCACCACGGCACCCGTAAGCATATCATACGCAATTATACCACCCCCAGGCTGAGGCTCGTAATAGATCCTTTTTTTGAGCTCATCTGCTGCTTGCTGTGTTGTTAAGTCCATAATTCCGATTACACCACCCTTTGGCATTTGTCGACTAGTTTCCATTGTACCTATTTATGAATGTGGAGGGAATAGGCACCCTTGTATGGTACTGGAGGCCACTGGATGGTACTGGACACTACTGCACCCCTGGATGTAATGGCACCCAAGTCACTCTTGAGTTGAATTTGCATCAGCAGCAGCAGTAGTAGTAGTAGTAGTATCTGATGTAAATTGTCAAGTATTATTGATGGCGTAGCTCTTAGCGCGGCTCGGGGATGCCTCACAGAACTAAGGACGCGCGAGTTTGGGGGGTACCCCCCGCGCGCGAAGCAATATCCCGCGCGCGCGAGACTCGCGCGAAGCGTAGCAATAGCAATGCCAATGCCGCTAGACTAGCGCCACGAGACAATGCCAGTGCCGCTAGACTAGCGGACCGAGACAATGCCAGTGCCGCTAGACTAGCGGACCGAGACAATGCCAATGCCGCTAGACTAGCGCCACGAGACAATGCCAGTGCCGCTAGACTAGCGCCACGAGACAATGCCAGTGCCCGGAAATTCAAGCGGCCCACGATTAAAGGCCAAAATCGCCCGATCTGACGGCCCAGATCGCCCGATCTAAGGCCCGGCCGCCCGGCCCTAGGTCAAGGCCGCGGCCCCCACGCCTCAAGCGGCCAGATGGCCACCGGAACGCGCCACCGATGCCTTGCGTGAGTACTCACGGCCCGGCCTCTCGGCCCCCGGAAAACACCGATGGCCGATAAAGCCAAAAATCTTGACGTTTGTGTGTCGCCCAAAAGTGGCCGTGACAGTGTGACAGTAAGACAGTAACTTTATAACTTTTTATATTTTATACCTATTTCAATAGTACCAATATAGTACTATATCTTTTTTTTTTTAAGATAGTTATATTACTGTCACACTGTCACGGCCCCGGGCCTTTTCTCAAGCGTAGAGGGCCTGTCATTTACTGTCTTATTTACTGTCACAGTTTACTGTCACAGTTTACTGTCCCAGTGTCATTTATCGTAATGACGCAAAATGCCTAAATATCCAGTATTTATAAATAAAAATAACACTAGTGTAATGTTTATAGTAAAATTAAATAAAAAACAGTGTTTTTGTGACAGTAACTTTTTTACTGTCACACTACTGTCACGCAAGCGGCCCACGCCAAAAAACCAAAAAAAAGGCCCTGATAAACAGGGCCATGGCGTGGTGAGGCGCGGAATTTTAAATAAAATTTATTTTTTCAAGCTATCGACATTGTCCATCAGATTACTCGGACAAAACAAGTCAAAGGACTTATTTACAACGTCATCGGTTAGGTCAATGTCATCACCCTCATGCGATAGACATCCCATAGAAAAAC